CGCCACGGTGCAGTACGTAGGTCGGCCTCCGTCACCTTGACCGAATCTCCGACCTTCATGCCAGTTGTATCCCTTTTAGGCATTTTTCTACCCTTCAATAATTTGACTGATGGACTCATCAGCACGGTCATCTAACCGTGGACGCCTCGCGGCGTTTCGTCCTGTTAATCAATGGCGGCAACCTCGCATCCAACAATTTTAAAGTCACCCATGAGGTCTTCACACCAATCAACGTCCACATCGAATGAGGACGTATCAATGCTGTTGCGCTTACCAATGAGGTGGTTGACATCAACCTCAATTGTCAAAGTGACCTTTGATTTCTCCGTGATTGAGAAACCACCAATCTCGGCCAAATCGCATGCCGTGTCAACATCAATCGCATACGTGTTCAGCGCTTGTGTCACGTAATCCTGCAATTGGTTGATCTTGTGTTTTACGTTTGCACGATCGACATTGATTTTGTCGATGCAACCGCGCAACATCTTGATCTCCTCTACCAATGCCGTGTATGCAGGAACACCAAGTCCCTCGGCGTAAACATCCATGCTTTGTGCGTTGTCACGGATGCACTCTGCTGTCATGCTGTTTTCTGACATTTGTTTCTACCCTTTCTCAGTGGGTGCCCATTGCACTCCGCCCGACATACGACTACCCAATCGTCACTGTTAACTCGTATGTCAGACCCAATACAAGGACGCAAGCAAAACTCGCCTTCATAATTCGGGGGTCTTTGCTTTGCTTGTTCTTTGCTGGTACAGATCATCACTTCAACTCTGCCCTTTTCGCAGTGCGCTGTTAATGCAAATGCCCCGATGGTCTCCCGACTTCTATGTGTGCTTGCTACTCCCGCGCTACGTTCGCGCTACAGCGTGACAGCCAATCCCGCGCCCAATGCGCTACAGCCGTTCGCACACACCAATCAACCCATCTACTACAAATGCACCCGACTTCAATGATCTGCTAATCAACTGAGCGGTCGCTCTAGCGGCTATGCCGCGTGCGTTGCGATATCTCCGAGTCACGAATATGTCCGACAACCAATCCCGCGCCCAATGCACTACGGATGCCATCCACGTAACGTGTGTGATGTGTTCTGCCTCTATTGAGTTGTTCAGTTTCAAGTGCGTGCAAATCAGGGGCCGACTTCTCGGGACAGAGCATCCTCTGTCGGTCTTGATCTGAGCACGTTATTTAATTTGGAGTTACCAATCTACACGTTTCAGGCGTATAGGTCAAGCACCCAAAAAAACCGTTGGTACTAAAAGGGTTTTCGGCGTGTCGGAATCACAAAATCATGCGCCCAGCGGGATCGCCCCAAACACGCAAAATCAAAAAGTCGTTGGTACTAAAAGGGTTTTTACAAATCAAAAAAAACGTTGGTACTAAAGGCTTTTTAAAACAAACCGTTTAACACCAACGTTTTTCGATCTATACGTTTCCATACGTTGACCACCCCAAACACCGTGCCGCTGCCGCGTCTCCACCGCATAAACCAAACATTGCAGCATGACAGGACAAGAACAACAAACCCTGATCGGTGTTTCAGCATCCGCTTGTTCATTTGGAAACCAAACATCAGGTTCCAAACCAACACACGCCGCCTGCTCAAACCAATTAATTAATCGGGCCATCGGTCAAACACCATCATGTAGGTAATCAAACCAATCAGAAATAACCCAACCAGAATTAACGTTATTGACATGGGTCAATGCTAAACTCCGTAATGCCGTTTGGGTGAGATTCCCAAACCATGTGCGCCGTGTCGCACCGTTTCTGTCCCCTAATGATTGGACGCAAATGTTAATTCCACTTTCATTGCCGCCAATGTCCCACCAATTAACACAACCAAATATCTACCGAGACAGCGGAAGCTCAGCAGCATGGGCACACACACCAACCTGGATTCGCAAACTTGGCGAGTGCATCAGACAACACGAATCACGCCACAACTACAGAGCAAAGAACCACAGCAGCAGCGCATCAGGCGCATATCAATTCCTGACTCTCACATGGCGAGGAAACGCCAAATGGGTCGCACAAGCGACTAATTACGAAACCGCAAACAAAGCACCACGTTGGGTGCAAGACCTCGTATTTGTTCACTCAATACAAAACGGCGGTATGCACAATTGGATCGGCACACACTGCGGTTACGGAACATAAACCAACACACACATGGAAGGCGCTCTCACCAAACGGTGAGGGCGTCTTTCCATTTATCTGTCACAGTCCCAATCGTGTAATGCTTTTTGACTTGCGCTCTATTAATAGCAGCGTCCTTTTTACGAGTTTTGTAATCCAACAAGTGTGTCATCTCCGCACGCCATTCCTCTGGCGATGAAGCAACACGACCAACACCATAAGAATTCAACGCTCTATATTCGGGCAGAGCATCAGCAACAAAAGGAATACCAGCACCCACATACTCCAAACCTTTCAAACACGATTTAGCGTGATTAAAAGGAATGTCATTCAACGGAACAATGCCAATGTCCATGCAAAACGATTCAACAAAATACTGATTCAATGGAAGCATCTTCGATGTTGTAACGCGGAGCGGATCAATGCCAGCCAAATCAGCAAACGATTGATGCTCTGGCATGTGACCAGAATGATGAAACATCAAATCGTGCTCTTCAAGAAAATCAGGCAACCAAGCACGCAACAACTCAATGTCACCACCGCGCCACGGAATACCACCAACCCAACCAACAATTGGTTTGCGATTCATTACAGACCTAGGGGAGAACACCGACAAATCAAGCGTGTTCGGAACATGAAACACGTTGTCGCGCATTTCCGAATATTTGTTAAACAAAAACTCGGTAGAAACAGTTACGCGATCCGCCTGCATGATGACGTTTTTGTAATGATCCCTGTTTATGACCTTGTTTGTTGTTGGGTCGGTGACACGATGCGCTTGATTTGATTCGGGCAAATCCTCATACCAGTCATCAACATCAACAACTAATTTCTGGCCATTTGCTTGAGCCGCTTTCATTTGAATAACGGTGTTACGAGCCATCATCAATTTCATAACAACAACATTGAAACCAAACGCCGCTCTGTTACCGCCAGCGTTAATACCAAAACCGTCCTCAGCAGTCCATGCTGGGTAACCCATTTGTTTTGGGCATTGCAAAGTAAGCATCGGCAAGAACTGGCGGTAATAAGCACACCCACCAGGCAAAAGCGGATTGCTGTTAGCAGAAAAATCGTGAGTTATGAAAGCAATCGAAACGGTCACTTACAAATGCTAACTGGGCAGACCTGACAACTTGTGCAACGCCGCGACAGTGCCGTTAAACACCGACGCATCAACCTTGCCAGCGCCTTGAACCTGCTTAGCGTCCGTGTATTGCCAGAACGTCCACGACTTCCAACCAACAATGGCAGGAGGTTGAATCGAATATCCCGACAACCACAACGGATGATCCGCACACAAAGTTGAACTGCCCGCACGCGGTTCCCACCACCACATGCCAGTGTAAACAATCACGCGGCTAACAGGCAGACCAGTCAATTTGCACACCGTGTCAAGCCACACCTTGCACCACTTGGCGCTCTGCTCCGCGTTCACCTTGTGTGACGCTGGGCAAACATCCTCAATATCAAGAATAGCGAAATCACCCTCATAGAATCCGCCAGCAGTCTTAACCACATTGACGAAATGAGTCGCCTCCGTAACAGGATTATTTTCCGTGTGACCGTAATGATAGGCACCGCGCACCAAATGAGTTGGCTTAGTGCGAGCAGCCTTCCAATGAGCAGCAAAAGCAGGATCAGTTGCTCCACCCTCGCTTGCTTTCAAGAAAACAAATGAAGCACCGTCTTGCTGAATCTGAGCAATGTTTGCACCCGATTGATAACCAGACAGATCTGGTCCCCAAACACTCATGCTGACCGACATCATTTCTCCAAAGGTGTTATTAGGCCACGGACGTATTGCGAGGCTACGTAATCAGCATACGCCGCCGAATGAACGCCGCCAGCGCCACGGTGGTGTTTACGGCACAAGAAAACCAGATTGTCGGCACTGTTAATCCAATCGCCAACTTCTTCTGGCGTATCAATGCCAGGGTAATCAGCAGCAAGAATCTTCAAATCAACCGCTGACGTTGGATCTAAATCCAAATCGCCGTCACCATCAATGTCCTGCAAATTGCCAAGCATGGCAAATTCAATAACAGCATGATGCAGTTCTAACGGATGGTTTAAGTCACACTCGGAGGTGTCCCCGCCCCTGTCAGCAGCAAAATCACACAAAGCGTTAGCCACATGCCTACGGCGATATTCGTGGAAATCGCGGTAATGCGGATCTGACTCACGCGGCTGATGATCGGGATAAACCACCATGTAGCGATGAGTAAACTTCTGCTTGTGGGCGGGGACAATCTCCATAATTACTTCTTTGTCTGAGTTGAATTTGCTGCGGCCTCGGCCACAACCTCCTGCACAACAGGATTAATTTTTGGGCTAACAGCAACGTCAGCAGCAACCACACCGAACAGTGGAAAATTCTTGCTGAGAGCGTCGTACGCCACGCCAAGCAGCGGGCCAGCAGGAACAATCACCCACGTAGTCCAATGCGAGAAATCAATCTGGCCGTTTTGAATCCAATCAGCCAATGCCAAACCGAGAGCGGTCAGCAAAAACGTCCGAACAATACGACCAGTCGGTGTAGCAACAAGCCATTTGTTAATAGCAGCAAACAGGTTTTTCATTACCAGGTGCCCCTTGTTCTCCGTGTGTGTTCATCGTAAGAACCGCGCAGGTTTGCGAGGTTCTTTTCTACGTTGTCCAGTCTCTCATCCAATTTTTGTTGATTGGCGAGAATCATGTTGACGGCATCACGCATGGATGAACCGCCATTTGGCTTTGATTCCTTGTCTATGACATCCAGTTTCTTGTTGATTCGTACCGCGATCCAAAACAGGACCACGATGAATGGCCCTAAAACACTAAAAATTTGTGCGACGTTAGCCGCTGTACCTAACCAATTCACGGACGCACCTATTCCTGTATGCCCGCCACGGTTTAACTGATATTACCAAGCGACTTGATTCATTGTCACGATCACAGAAGGCGTAACAGGCGTAGTTGGCGTAGTGCCAGCGGGACGATACGCAATAGTGTTCGTGGTTGAGTCTGTCTGCCACATGAGTTGCAGATAGTCGCCAGCGTTCATTGTGGCAAAAAAGTTCCAAGCAGCAACAGCCGCGCCAGAAATAGAACCATGCTTTGCTGGTACAGCAATATATGTTGTTGAATTAGGAACGTCAGTACCGTTCTGTCGCAACCAAATCTGCACATCGTCAAGGGACGTATCCGAACCCAACAACTGCAAACTGAATTGAAGATTCCACACGCCAGAATAAGCAACCGTAATTTGATTACCAGACACGATAGAAACACCGTTGGCTGCGACCGTGTTACCAATGTTTACAACATATGCGGTTGTTGTGTTTGCGGCAGATTGTGTTGTCAGGTCATAAAAGTTGCCGTAATACTTCAATTCACCTAAAGGTCGGGTGACTCCGTTATCGTATGTTTCAAACTTTAATTGAGTCGTGTCATACCAAATCTGCCCATTGGTGAGATTGCTTGGATCAGAAGGCACGGCAGGTGCCTTAAACACCGTGCTGTTTTCAATCTTCCGCAAACGAGAATCCAAAGCGTCAAACATTGCCTTCAACGCTGGAGACAAATTAATAACAGCCATAACGTTTCCTACGGTGTGTAAACAAAAGTGAGAGTGACATATTCAGGATTATTGTTATCGCCAACTGTTACGTCGTATTTGGACAATCGCCGCACAACATCCAGACCAGATGGAAAACGCGGGTCAAGCAAACGAATACGGAAATCATCACCGCATTTGTACGAACCAAGAACAGGATCGGAAGTAGAAACACGTACCGTCCAAACCACAACAGGGTTAAACCACGCATTGAGATAACCAGTGGTCAAATTTGTTAGAGCCGTTATGTTGTTGTAATCGGTGTAAGAAACTTGATCCTCAAGCAAAGGCCAACCAGCAGCCAATTGAGCGGCAGCCGTAACAGGCGTAGCGGTGCCTAAAGAAGCGGACGAACTAGCAGCAATAACTTTTGCTTCATTGTTGCCAGCACCAACACCGTACAAAGCATTTACCGTGCTTGTTGAATCCTCGGGGTATTGATAATCAAGAACATTGCCAGGAAATTCAAGCGCAAACGCATACGGATCGGTAGACACATATTGTTTGCCGCGCTTTGGATAATCAAGATGCATAACCTTGGTAATGTTGTAACTGGTGTCGTATTGGCAATCAATGTTCCAATCAAACCCAGTTACAGATTGCGCCATTTCTTTAATTGCTTCTGCAACAGGTTTTAAATCATAAAAACGCCAAGTCTTATTTACGTTGATGCCAGATGTTTCCGTTCCAATCTGCACACCAATGTTTCCGTTTGCTGCTGATTGAGCGGTGTTCAACAAATTCTGGGCAACGGTCAATTGATCCTGACTACTACCCGCTACGTTGTAGTCGTAATTAATCCTGCGCCGTTCAAAATACGATTCAAATTCCTTGCCAGTGAACGTCAATTCCTGACTATTTGAATCGTACGAACGTGACCAAATAATCCCGCCCCAAACAATTACACCGTCACGATCCACATAAACCGCCGTTTTACCTGGCGTGGTGTAATCCTGAATGTTGTAATTAATGGATTGAAGCCCAGACAACATGACTTGACCGCTAAAAGGGCCAGCGGTATTAAGTTCCTTGCCAAACGTAACCGAATTTAACGGCAATTCAGCATTGATTTTATTCGTCAGCAAATCAGCAAACAGATAACGATAATTACTCATCGTCAGAATCCTCGTCATCGTTATTGAACACGCCAGATTCCAACATCGTGCTTATGGATTCTTTCCACAATTGATTAACGCGGCTAATCAAATCGTGAGCAACATCAGGATTCCAAGATGCCCCGCCAGCAGTCAACGTCACAACCAAATCACCAAATTGAATTCGCGCTACCAAATCTTTATTCATTGCGGCCACGGTCAATTCCTTCCGCAATAAGCAGATACGCGATCCCGTCCACAAAATGATCCCGACGAAAACTGGATTGACTACGCCCAATCTTCATCAGCAACAACATCTTAGCGGCGTCAGCAGCAGTAACAGTCACATTGAGATAGGCGGACCACAATGCCGCAACCTTGGCCATACCCTCTAACGGACCGCCATATTCATCAGCACGAGGACCAGTAATCAACCTGCCTGCTTCATCAGCAATGCTTCGATCAATCACAATATCTCCAAGCCTCGCCAACCGTTATCAATAACAAACGTAATCATTCCAGGAGGCGCATCAAGGCGACCCATGTGCCGCCACCAAAGACTCCCGCCATCCAATGCTGGTAATTGAACATGCGTAGTTGGACCAAGTTGCTGAATTTTTAAATGATGAAAATGACCGCTAACAATTACGTCGGACGTTCCAATTGCTCTCCGCTGCACAGCGGCACCACCCAACCAAGATTCCATCTTGCCTTTGGTTTGATGACCGTGTAACAAACCAATTTTGGTACCCGATATATCCAAACAAATATCAAGTTCGTCATAGCCAGGGAACACCCAATCAATGTTCTTGTACTCAGCGGCTTTCATCACATCAGCAACCTGCGAAGCACCTTCAATCGCCCACGAATCGTCATAACGAGTAGCCATCTGGTCACCAATTCGTTTCGCTTCATCGTGGTTACCAGGCACAACTGCAACCGTTACTTTGTTTGCGATGTCGGCAAAAGCGCGAACCTGTTCAAGCATCAAACGGCGATACACACGAACTTGTTCCGTGATGGTCAGATCAAGGCGAGCAAGCAAACGTGAGCCTTGTGATTCTGTTCCTTCAATGCAATCGCCTGCCCACAGCAACAAAACGTCGTTAACAGTTCCTTTATCCCGCAACAACAAATAACGGTCAATGGAACGGCTATGCGCGTCAAGAAATCTATTAACAGTTCCTTCACTGCCATCACCATCAGGTTTACCTAATTGCAGATCACCTGCCGCGACAGCATACGTCCCCGCATGTTTCTTTGATCGCTTTGTTTTCGCTGCTCTACGACCGCCTATTGCCCGCAGAAGATCATCCACGGCAACTTTTCTAGGCGCAGGTTCAATCACAAAGCGATAACGGACAATTGGTCTAGTAACGGCTTTATCGTCATTGTTATCCCGATGCCACGCGGCAGGATCAAACCTTGCCTCGGCTAAACGAACACGAAAACCATCAGGTATTTTTCCCGCAATTGATTCAATAAGAATCTGATAATCGTCATTGTTAATTTCAGGCATTGGCCCAGTTGTAATAACGGAAGTTCCATCTGGTTCATAACGAACACCAGATTCCCAACCCTGCGGAACCTTATTCGATTGAGAAACAGTCGAACCAGCATTAGCCAATTCGCGCAAACGATTTTGAATACTCATCGCTGATTACAAACGCCGCGCCGATGATCGCCAATAGTGTCCCGCGAAATGCTAAAACCCTCAGCAGCAAGAATCGTTTTAATAACAGGAGCGGAAAAATTTCTTTGATCCGCAAGCGCTTCTTCCAAAGCATCCCGATCCTCAGGATCTAACACTCGAAGAATGTCACACATCTTGCACTTAGGACGGCCTGCGTTTAATCCATGCTCTGTAAGCGCATCCGCAATTCCCATTGATTACTCCTGACAATCGCAAAACACAATCATGCGATGTGAAGTGCCGTCAGGCGCTTTTACAAAATCCACGTATTCGCCAGCACCGTGGCACTTATCGCAATCAGTAGAACGCCACATAACTTCCTAATAGAAGGAAACAACCAAAATGCCAGTACCGCCAGTCTGCGGAGTACCGCTATATCCAGTGCCGCCTATGCCGCCGTTGCCACTATTAGCCGTAGCATTTCCACCCGCAGCGCCGCTGCCAGCGCCACCAGCAGCATAAGTAACTGCTGTTCCCGTGATTGAGTTAGAGACACCAGCGCCGCCTGATGGATTGGAGCCAGCGCCGCCAGCGCCACCACCGCCGCCTTGCGTGCCATTTTGAACGCCACCATTACCACCAGCGTTGCCTTGATTAGTAAGACTAATGTTGCCATTGTTTGCAATGCCGCCCCATCCACCGCCGCCACCCGAACCAGCGCTTTGAGCATAACTTGTGTTATTTCCACCGCTGCCGAAACTGCCGCAGAAACCAGGTGTACCGCCAAACGCAGCCAACGTCCATTGAGTTCCAGCCAAAGAAGTCGTGCCGCCAATAGAACTATATCCACCATTTGTGGCGTTGCCAGTGCCGCCAGCGCCAATAGTTACCGTCCACGTACCAGCAGGAATATAAATGTTCTGCTGATACAAATAACCTCCAGCGCCTCCACCGCCAGAAACAAAACCTTGCGCGTTGTTACCGTTCGGGGCACCACCGCCACCGCCACCGCCAACAAGCAAAACGTCAGCGTAACCACCAGACGACAACGTAAACGAACCAGAAACAGTAAAACGATAAACAGTGTTCGTGCCGTTCTGGTAAGGCGTAGCAGTCGTAGCCGTTACTACTGCACGGGGAGTACCACCAGACAACGCCGTATTCGTAGACTTGCCTGCAAGTAGGCCAGTCGTACGGTTACTGACCGCCATAATTAGTTCTCCGAACCAAACGCGCTAAACGTAATCTCAGGGCTGTTGGCGTTAACCATCAAATACTTACCGCTAGTCATCACCAAACCAAGCACCAACGAAACCGTATCGTTCGCGGCAACAGTCGCATCAAACACAATCGTTTCGGCAAGCGTCGGCGTAGTCGTAGCCGAAATAGCAATACGGTACTGCGCCGCAACACCCGTGCCGTTAGCAACATCAATAGACGAAATAACAGCGTTCGTACCAGTCGAAGGCGTATACAACTGCGTCCACGTAGACGGAATAGCGCGACCAACAGCACCAGTCGTAATGGCGGTAGTGGCAACGGATGAACCCGTCTTAGCGTAAGAAAACGTTGTAGTAGAAGGCGCGGAAATAACCTTCACCAAACCGTCAACGTTTGCGTCACCAACATTGACACGAACATAATCATTGACCGTAAAACCATGCGCTGCACCAGTAGTAATAATTGCGTTAGCGCCAGTGCTGAACTTGCTAGCAGAAGCAACCGAAGGGCCAAGGTTATGCGTGCGGTAAACAGTAGCGTTTGGAGTCACGGCAGTAGAAGCAACCGATGAGTTAACCGTTGGCATAAACGTGAACGTGGTGCCCGAAGGTGCAGAAGCAACAACCCACGTACCGTCAAACGTAGTGTCAACACCAGCAATTGAAACAATGTCGCCCTGCGCAAAACTATGCGAAGCAGTAGTTGTGACAGTCGCAACCGAAGCAGTCACCTGCTTATTGCTCACCGCAAAAAACGTGCGCGTTGTGCCAACAACCGCTTGGCCCAAAGTCTTGTAAACAGCCATGCTCTTAGGCTCCCATCAAAAGGAAAATATCCGAATACCCGCCGCCACCAATAGGCGAACCCGAAGCGGTGAAACCACCAACCACAGTGCCCGAAGCATTGCGTACGCTCAATAGGTTACCAGTCTGACCCGCCAATGCCTGGATTGTTAAAGCGTCATCACCAACAGCAGCAGACTGCACAAACAAATCATCTGGCCCAGTGCGAGTACGCAAATCAGTAATGTTCGAACCAATAATGCTTGTAACGTTTGTGCCAACAAGAATCTGCGCTAACGCAATAGATGAAGCAGGCGTAGCAGGCGCTACAGGCGAAGCAGATGCCGTACCACTAATAACGTTGTAAACAACCGTAGAAGTTGTTGAACCGTAAGAAGCATCCGTTATCTGCAATACAACAAGATCAATCCGCGAATTGGATGTTGGAGCGGTTGCAACACTCGCAGTGATAGGCGCATCGTTATAAACGTGGTAAATGCCTTGCGTGGTAGAAGAACCAATGCTTCCCTTGATGTAAGCGGCACCAGCGGAAATAACAACGTTCATGCTCGGAGTCGCTACAGCATTAACAGCCAAATCGCCAGTGTAAGGAGCAGCAGTCTGCGGCAAATAACCAGGCACGTTAACAACACCTTGAATACCCATCAAGGAAGTCAACCAAAGACGGTCATCCTCAGCAGTATGAACGCCTGCCTGCAACCATCGTGGCGGTGTACGTAAAGCCATTGCTACTCCTAGACGTATGCGTTATTAAATGTGGCGACAAGTTGAGTTGTACCGCTGTAACCACCCGCACTGAACAAGAGTGTAGTGGTGCCAGGTGCAAAAGCGAACCAAGTGGAACCGTTATTTAACACGTTGCGTGCTGGTGAGCCATCCAAAGTGACGCTTCGATATTGCGTATTAATTACCAACGTATCCGCTGCGCTCATAGTCAAACCCAAAGACAAACCAGAGCCACCGCTTGTAATCGTTGGGTTGGTGCATGGTCCAGTAATGGTGAATATGGGCCATGTTGCGGTATTGCCATTGTTTGTTGCCGAGGCAGCGTTACCTGTACCGCCAGTGCTGGTGGTGTAGAGCATGTTGTATACGCGGTTGTACGTGCGGCCAGTGTTCTGATTTGGAGTAAGCGTCAACGTGGTTGTGGCGTTGTCATAGATACGCGGATCAGGGCAAAAAAATTCAATAGCAGCAGTTGCGTAACCGTAGGTGTAATTCGGATCAATTGTTATAGCACGCTTGCGAACTCGCGCATTAATAAATTGCACACCTCTATTGGGCAACTGAAACAGCAAAGGAGTTGTTCCAGTTTGCTGAATCGCCAAATACGTTTTCAACTGAGCAAGATAAGTCTGGAAAGAAGCGGCAGAATCATTAAGAATCAAAAGATTCATTGTGATAGTTCGACCGTTAAGGAAATCACGACCAGTTAACTGACCATCCAAATAACCAAGCGTGTCATCCTGCACACGCAACGTAGGCAAATCCTCAAGCCCAGTAATGGAAGTGATCTGCACGCCTTGACCAAGACCACCAAACAACCAACCGTTAAAACTGAATTGATAATTACCAGAAGGCGTAGCCATTAATGCACCCCAACCTTCACAAGCCAAGCCACTTCTCTAGCGACCATTTGCGGATCAGCAGACGAATTCAAGTTTACGTTGAACGTATTGCCAACCTGATGATTGGGAGTGATGTTGCCAGCACCAGACGGTGTAAACACTTCTGGTCCCTTTTCTCCAACTACGTACGACTGATTAGGAAGAACGGGTCCACCAACGGCCTTACCAGGCAACACAATAGTCAAACCCATAGCGTTTGCTAAAAGCGTTTGCCCACCCGCCTGATACGTAGGCATGGAAGAAGAAACATTAGAAGCAGAAGCAGAAGCAGAAGAACCGCTGCTCAAATCTGGAGCATTAACATTCTGCCCAGTAATGGCAGACAATTTGGCGGCAATGCCATCAAGAATTTTTTGCAACGGGTCAATCATGCTGCTAATGCCGTTAATGAAAGCATTAGCGGCATCAATGCCACCTTGATAAAACGTTTGCGCTGCAACTTGCCCAGCCTGATCCGAAACGTTCTGCACAGTCTCAACCAAACTGTTTGCTTGCTGAATTGCTGCTTTACCACCCGAAAGCAACTGCTCAACAATTTGGGAACCAGTCGCAGCACCCAATTGAGTAATCTGCTGAATAACAGAAGCGGAAGCGCCAGCCTTAACCAAATTCTGTATCTGCTGACTGAAAGAAGTAGCCGTATTAGTTCCTTGCTGCAAGAAACCAAGAAAACCAATTTGCTGTTGTTGCGCCAAAGCCAAGGCAGCCTGATCGCTAACAATGTTCGACAAATCAGAAGTCGTGCTGTTACCAGCAGCCGTGTCAGAAACAAGCGCCGCCTGATCCGTAGCCAACTGTTTTTGAGCATCAGAAACAGCCTTCAAAGCATTAACGTAATTATTCGCTGAATCGGACAATTGATTGCCCGAAGTAATGCCCTGCGAAATTGACTGCTTGTATTGGTCAAACGCTTGTTGAGCGTTCTGCAAAGCAGTCTTGGCCTGATTCATTGCATCCGTAATGTCGGTTTGAATCGCTGAACCCAAAGCCTTGAAATCCGAAATAGCCTGCTTGCCAGTCTCTTTGGCAGCATCAATCGCAGAACCAAAACGTTTCACTGAGGCTGCAATTTGATCAAACGAAGCAATAGCCTGAGTTCCCCAACTTTGGAAAGAAACATCAGTAATGCTTGAAACGGATTGATTAAACCTATTAATAATTGGAGTCGCTGAATTATCAATAACAGCAGACCAGTCTTTAACCGATTTAACAACTCCATCCTTTTTGGCGTTCATGCCTTGAATAAGACCCTCAAGAATGTCCTGCCCATGCTTATAGAACACCTTGGATGGCGATTGAATACCAAGCGCACTCTTAAATGGACCTTGAATCCACGATGGCAATTTGTTTAAAAAGAAATCGCCAATCTTTGACAACAACGAACCAGCGCCATCAAGCAAACCTTGAATCATGTCCTTGCCAGTGTTAAACAACCATGTCCCAGCGTTCTTAAGAACACCAAGAACCTTTCCTGGCAAAGACAAATACCAATTAACAGCCGCTGCAATGCTCTCGCCAACCTTGCTGGCAAACCCGATAACAGCATTGATGCCAACTTGAATAGCATTTTTCACATCATTGAAAACCGTTTCGGTGACGCTCACCAATTCGTTCCAATTGGTTATAACCAAACCAATTGGAGTCAATTTAAATATGTCTGCCATCCAGTTCCACACATCCTGAATGGCAGTTTTAACAAAATTAAAAACGTTAACTGTTATGTCTTTAAGCGTATTGAAATGCGTAATGACAAAACCGATGGGAGTCATTTCAAACAAAACCTTGATGACTTCCCACACTTGAGAAATGTGATCCTTAATGAAATTGAAAACCGTTACGGTCACATCTTTAATGCCGTTCCAAGCGGCAGTAACACCATCTCTAAACCACGAAACGTTATTCCATAGCCACAAGATGCCAGCCGTCAAAGCAGCAATAGCGGCAATAACCGCAAGGATCTCCCACGTTGCCGCGATCTGAGCGGCAGCAAAAGAAATCATCATTGCAGTTGCAACCGCCAACGCTCCAACCAAAACACCGCCCACTACGGCGGCAACAGTTTTCATAAGGCTCTGATGCTCAGCCAAATACTTTGTGACGGTTTGAACTGTCTTGGTAAACCACTCAAACGCTGGAGTTAATTGTTGAGCAATGCCTTCAAACAAATTTTGAACAGTCGCGCCAAGGGTTTGCATAGCACCGTTCAACGTCATTGCCGAAGCGTCAGCGTAACCCTTTGTTTTCTTGTTCAAAGCATCAATAATTGTTTGCCCAGCGTTCTGATCCGCCGTTAATTTTTGTTGCGCTCTAGAAACTTTTTCATGTGCAGCAGCCAATTCCAGCATTGCCTTGGCGTGATTTTTGGAAAGACCAGCACCAGCAGAAAGCATCAAATGATACCTGGCTTGAGCATCAGACAACTTCTGATGATCCTTGGTTAGCGTTACCAGGCCTACCGTAGTTGTATTGACTTGAATACCCATTTGGGCAAGACCACGAGTGTTGCCTTCACTTGCCCGTGCAACCATCAAAGCAGCCTTGGACAAATCAATGTGCCTGTAAGCAGCAAGATTTGCAGCGGTCTGCATTAAATTCAAAGCCTTGGTACTAGACCCAGTTATCTGAGTCATAGTTGCAATAGCAGTTGTAGCCTCGGAACCCGAATAGCCGTATTTCGCCATTCCGTCAGCGGCAACAGCAATCTTTTCCTTCATCGCCGTTGTGTTATTGCCAGTGTTTTTTAACGCCTGATCCAAGCGAGTATTCGCTTGCTGCATATTGTTATAAGCGTCAATAATCATTTTGCCTGCGCCGACAAGCGCAGCACCAGAAACCAAACCAGCCGTCATTGCACCTTTTTGCAATTTGCTAAACGATGCATTGCTGGATTTTTCAAACTTGCCAACCGAATCTTCGGCAGATTTTATGCCTGCCTTAAAACCCTCAACGGAAGCAACAAGTTCAACAATAACTGGTGGCAGAAAGTCGCTCATCGTAACGACTCTTTCCAGACATCTTCATAAATTTTCTTAATACGACCACGCACTTTGTCCAAAGCAGGCTTCATATACGGATGGTTATAACCCCCATTAGAACGAGGAAATTCCTGTATACGACCGTAAACAGCAGTCGGACCAACCTGCACGTAATAATGCCCATAACCAAGAAACTCAGGTTTCCCGCTTACAACGGAACGCCGCAAATTACCCGTTAACAGCATTGGCGGTTCGCCATCGGCAGCATGTTGTCTATCTGCCGCGCTCGCATTGCCTTTTCTGGTAAGGCGCACTCTGCTGTGCTTAGTTCTTCCGTCAAAACCAGTGTGCTTAATTGATTGATGAGAAGTCTTGCTCAATTCATCTTTGGCAGCCGCTTCAACAATTAAAGAAGCACGAACCAAAGCGACACCAATCGTATCCGCTTCGGCTTTCAGCACCATGCTGTGCATTTTCTCAATTGTGTTACGAGCAATTACCTTGTTCGCAACATCAATTCCCACGGCGGTTAACCTTTCGCAGCCTTTTCGTTTTGCACCTCGGTTGCCGTCGCATCAACCTGCAATATCCAGTCTAACCAAACAGCAGGCTGTTCATCTATCTGCTGCTTAGTCCAACCAAAACTTTTTGCCAGTTGCCAATCCCTAAGTTCCATTGAAGGCGGGTATCTGTTATCCCACTTACCGCCCTCCAACGCATTTCTTATACGGAGGAGGGTTCGGTAGGGGAAACAGGATCAGGATTCGTTTCAAAGTTTGGCATCAACTCGCTTGCCATCGGAGAAACCAACTCTCTCAACTGGTCATACGTTCCGCCAGCAAGTTCCCCAAGACCTTCAACGGTAATTGGGTAACCCCACGACCACTCCGAAACCAAAGCAACAACAACCAAATCGTTAAAATCAAACATTGATTCCAACGTATCTTCCGTAATCACATCAGCGGCGTTCTCCACGCCAACTTCTGCAATAGCAGCCGCTGCCTTTTGCATTGAAGCCGAACGCATCAGAATGGGGCGGCGCAACTTTTCGGGAACATCCCTCGGGTTACGCAACTCCACCCATCCGCCTTGCAATTCATGTCTAGCCATTGTTCCGTCCTCCTATTTGTTAGGCGTAAGTACCGCTCGACTTGGCGTTCTTCAAAGTGACCTTGATCGGGCTGTAACCAGCAGAAGTGCCAGCATCAGTTGTGTTAGAAACCGCTTTGAACGTCACGTTCAATTCAACATAATCCTTGCTGCGCTCAATCTTGGCAACCGTGAACGCACATTTAGTCATGTTGAAAGTAACGCCAGTAGCAGTTGCACCAGTTCCAGCGGTGAAAGCAATGTTCAACGTCGGCTGAGTATTTTGCAGGTAGTAGTTCAACTGAGCATCAGACTCAAGAACAAGCAACAAAGCGCCGCTTGCATCGACAGGTCCAGCAAACAACTGATACGGATTCTGATTACCAGTCAACGTGAAAATCGGGCTGACAGGACGCGAAATGTTGATATTGCCGTCAGCAATAACCGCAGTAACGCTGCTGTTCAACGTGGTCACGCCTTCCCAAACAGGAACAGGAGTAACAGTGCTGAACGACGGCGTTGGGTTTGATGCGCTAACCGATTGGAAACCCATTCCCTTGGTGGTGTGGGTCAGCAAGGCATCAGCGGTGAATTTTGTATCAATGCTTGCAAACTGCGTACCAGCAAACTGGCGAGTAGAAGCGGTGCCTTCACCGTAATAATCGCTCAACGTCCACGTAACAGGTTGACCATTGGTTGCCTGGCTATTCAGCGTGGAGATTGCGTGAGTGTAAGGAGCGGAAGAACCAGTAACGGTCACATCTCCAAGAACACCAGCGTAAAAATATCCAGTGCTGTCTGGGTACACATCTCCAGTTAGATCAAACTCCGAATAGATCGGACCTTGAATCTCGCCGTACAAATCAACCATGGAACCACGGAAGCCCTTATCTTCCAGATACTTCACATTGTCGAAAGGAGTAATGGTGCTAAACGGAATGAAATCCGTCGCTGCAACTGCGGTCGGGGAACTACCTGGAGTGGGACGAGTCTCCTTGGCAATTCCCAAATAAGACCTACTGCGTGGAAGCGCCATTGTCGCTCACCTTTCCATCGGCGGGTGCCGCATCAGCGGCTGGTGTTGGTTCTGCTACAGGAGCAGGAGTTTGCAAATCCTTTTGTGCTACAAGCCCCGCCACGTTTGTATCCGCAGGCAAATCTACCACGGCACCAGCGTCCAACGTGAATGCCAGTGTTGGGTATTCCCGCGCTTCAATCGAAACAAATTTTGCCATGTGCTCATCCTAATCAGGTTGTAATAACTTCGGAAACCTCAAAGGTAATTGAACCCCAAATTTCTGTAGCACCATCGTTTAACACTTTTGGTTCACCGTAACGACCAATCAATTCTCGTTCGCCTGCTTCAAAAATTGCTGGGTAATCATTAAGCCAACGGTCGGATCGGAGTTTGGTTTTAACAGCATCAACCACGCCATCAAAAAACGCCATAGCAGTTTCGGAGTGCAATTCAATCGAATGGCAAAACAAATGAAGATCAACGGTGTAATGCACCCATTTTTTGCCGCTTGTTGCTCCTCCAATAGCGATGCGTTCTTCCCTTGACGAAGTAATGTCAATAACGCCAACACAACCAGAAGCGGTACCAGCAGGCTGACCGTTACGGAAGTCTGGTCCAGTGATGCGCTTTGGGAAAGCAGAATACACGGTGTTTAATCCTGCGACCGCTGGCGGTTGAAAGAAAGCAACGACCGCTGCACGGATTGTGGCGCGACTCATTAACGAATCCTGCGGTAGGGCTTAAGAATGTCCCAAGCGGCCATCAAGTCATTGTTTGCGCCAGGGTTGGCGTTTTGCACCGCACCAGGCGTGATGTTTCCCATCACCAATGCTGCGTTACCACGAGCCTTCAAAATGGCTGACGTTACGTAGATTGCTGCCTGCTTGATTGCTGGCGGCAACGTAGAGACGCTAATTCCGCTTGTGTGAGCATATGCCAGTTGTGTGCTGATTGGGAGGCTCCCTGCGCCTGACGTTGGCGTAAACGTGGATGCCACGTTCAACAGTTCAGTGTTTGAGCCGTCGTAAATAGCGAATTGACCGCCAGGTAGAAAAGCAGCCAAGTCGGAAACTGGAATTGATGTTGCGGATGCGCTGACATTGGAAGTAAGCACTGTGTTTGCGTAACCGTTGACGTACGTAACGGACACAAATGATTCCTGCGTGGTGGAATAGTTACCGTTGAATTGAATTGGTCCGTTACTGAACGCCATGTTGATTCCAGTAAGCGGGACAACGATGGATTGGTTCTCAATCCAAACGGTCGAAACATCAATGGGAGCAATGCTGTTAGGCAGCACGCCATATGAAAGGGAAACCACTTCCACGATAGGGAAAAAGCGCGGGTGAATTGTTAAAAACCCGTTGCGGTCAACACGGGCACGCATCGCTTCCGTGTCTGTAGTCGCGCCTAAGACCTGACCGCAATACGAATCAATCCAAGATGAAGCGCGAGCAACAACGTTCGCCAATTCTTGATTGTTAATGGCTTGAGTACCGCCACCAACCAAATCATCGACATCGACCGCTGTCGGTGCCTGTTTGTATTCCGCAATCGTCAAATACGGAACGGAGAATAACGGCGAGGTAGTTGTTACTGCGTTAGCCATTCTTCACGCCTTCCGCACCGCATCTAGAACAAGTCTTGAACCACATATGGAAGCCGCAACCGCTACAAACATATCCGCCGTTAGAAGCGGCACCGCCAATACCTGCCTCCGTGAACCCTGCTTCCTTGAGCGCTTTAATGTGACGCTCTGAGTTCACATGGACCGTTCCATCCTTTTGCCAGTAATAAGTTTTGCTGGCACCAGTACGTGCGCCTTGTATTTCAACTGAACGCATCGTGTCGTTAGGAGCGACCATTCTTTTCATTACATCCGTCCAATCGTTGAGGTCTGCGAGGGAGAGGTAACCAAAGGGACGGGCTTTGGTTAGATTTCCCCTCCCCCGCAGACAATCAGGTGCTAGGAAACAGCGATTCCAGTGATGGAGCCGTTCCACGCGGGGGCGTAGCACACGAAGGTGCCTTGCCAGTACGAGGACATCTGGTACTGGAAGTCCACGACTGGCCAGTTAATGCCCATGTAGTCCTGCACGTTGACCACCGACCACACGTTGCTGACCTGTGAATCAGGAATCGGCAGCGAGTAGGACAGGATCGCCGTGTTGCCCTGCGGCATCCAGGGATGAACGGTCATCGGCACAACCTTGCCAGTGACCTCATTCTGGATTGCAGTGATGACAGAACCGACCACCGCGTTACCAATCTCATCCTGCTGGAGAGTGAGGCGGTAGTTGGTGCTGGACGAGTTTTTCAGCAACTCGGACAGGTTCTTACGGTCAGTGCCGTTGAACAGGATCTCATCGGGATCGGCCTTAACGGAGGTGTAAAGGCTAGCAAACGCTGCCTGGAACTCCGAACCAGGGCTAACACCGTTGAACGTGCTGTTCAGGTTCTTCGTGTAACCAGCCTGCGAGCCAGTCACGTAGGCCATGATGCCGTCGTAACCATTTGAGTAGGCAGAGGTGTCGGTGCTGACTGCGTGAGCCACAGTCGTTCCGCTGGTCGGCAGAGCACCAGTGATGCGGAAGGTCAGCGACCCAGTGCGGCCTGCATAGAACAGGGCCGAATCAGCAGGTGCGGAAGCACCAGTTCCAACGTAAACGCGGTAGCCAAGTGCACCCGTGATTGCGGAGGAAATCGTAACCACTGCAACGGTTCCTGCGGAGGCAGCAACAGAAGCGATGGTGGACGATGCCGACTCACCAAAATCACCAGCGTCAGCAGTGACCTTGACCCAGATGTTCGTGGTGTAACCAGTCACAGCAGACTCACCAGCGTTCGGTGAAGCGTTAGCGATGGTTGCAGTCGGGACGGACAATGCACCCGCGAAGTACGAGGTGTTAGATCCGCGACCCATGAGCAGCATCCGCTCCTCCATCAGCATGGATGAGTAGAGCAGCGACTGGGCAGACAGCGCACGAATGTCCTGGAAACCCTGGCCAGCGAATTGAGCCTCGAACGAAACGCTGTCAGACAGACCGAACGCAAAGTACGGAACAATCTTGTCGTCGCCAGCGTACGAAATCTTTGCTCCACGGTTCAGGTACAGCGCGTTGCTGGCACCATTCGGAGCAAAGTTGTTCTGGGTGGTTTCGCTGATACCTGGGTGGAACGAGCCAACGCCACCAGTGCCCGAACCAGTAATGCCAGTGATGCGCTTGAAGCGACGGGCAGTGCCCTGTCCCTTTTCACGCGGCAACTTGTTACGCAGCGGAGTCGGGCGAGGAGCAAGGTACTTGGCAGGAGCCTCCAGGTCGAACGGAACCAGACCAGTTCCAATTGGGGAACCAGTGGTCAGGCCGTCACCAATGGTGATGTCCTTGACGATTTCGCGCTGCTGCTGAACCTGAGTCTGCAATGAAGCCAGCGTTGAAGCGTCAATGGACTTAGCGATGGACGGGTTGGACAAAGCCTTCTCCAGTGCGCCCAATGCGCTAACGGGAGAATTCTCGGAAACGCCAGGGATGTGAACGGCGGGAACGAAATCGCCACGAGCGCCAGCCTGCATCGACTTAACAGTCGCTTCGTTAAAAGCGTCAGCCTTTGCTGCCAGATCACGCGGGTTATCGCTGCCGAACAACTCCTCAGCACGGGGCAATTGCGGAGCCATAATTGTTTTCCTTACTTGTTGGTGGATTCTGCTTCGTATGCCAGCAACAGATAACCCTCGGCGAGGGAACGATCTGTGGTTGCGGCAGCCTTGGCACGGTATTCGGCAGCACGCGCTGCCTTTAGCATTGCTTCATCCTCCGACACGCCAGCAGACTTAGTGATGGTGCGCGCAGGACCGTGGGGCTTAGCAGACTTCTCAACCTTTGACAACCGCTCATCAATTGACTTGATGCTCTTAGCGGTTTCCTCCGTTGCATCGCTGCTTGAAATTAATTGTGTCAGCATTGACTCAATTCGTGCAAGCGTGTCAGCGAGAGTGGCATTGCTATCGCCACCATCGGACGCTTCGCCCGATTCTTCGCCAAGACTTTCCTCACTATCTGAACCCTCGCTTGCTTCTGCGGCTCGTCCAGCAACGCCGCCAATGTTGCCCTCCTGGGATGACTCCTCCCCCATAACGGAATCGGAAACCTCGCCAATCTCCTGTGACGATTCTTCCTTTGGTGCCTTGGCAGCACTGGATTCTTCGGACGATTCCTCGCTTGATTCCTCTGACGATTCTTCGCTTGATTCAGCAGCAGGCATCGACGATTCCTCGGACGACTCAGCGGCCTTGCCTACACAATCAGCGCACATCTTCTGGTCATTCAGATCATCGGCGGAACAAGCCTTACCGCACTTTGAGCAACGCTCCATAACAGCATCCTTTTCAATCAGGGTCTCCGTCTGCTGCAACACGCCGCCGACGCTCTTGGCTAACTCCAACATGCACGACGGATTGGCGGGACGATCCACCAAGGAAACTTCCACAATCTCGCCGTCAACAATTCGACCGCCAGGTGCGGCCTTATCTTTGATTACTCGCGGGTTACGAATACCAATGCTGAAACCTTTAAGCACACCCAACTCAACTTTGTTGACCGAGCCTGGATCAACCACGCGAGCCGTTACGACATGCTTGCTTCCGTCTTGTTCAAGGCGGGTTGCTACACCAGCGGCAATGTTGCTGTGTTGCTCACGAATGTTCCCGTACTCAAACCATTGCGGCATTGCCTGCTCAAGCCAATTGGGATCACAAATCTGCTGGTCAACATCCAACGTGTCATCAGTAGCAATGCCAGTAACAAGCAGCGTTCCATCCGCCTGCTTTTCCTGCTTGATGATCCGCGCAAAAACGCTGGTGTCAACAGCCACTATTCCTCCAAGAACCAAACGTTTGCCACTTCCGCGTCAAGCAGCCAATAAGCGGCGAGTCGGTGATGCCCATCCACAATCACGTTAGAGCCATCCGTAGCATACACGTTTCCAAGTGCTCTACGCCCAGGCTCAATCGCGCCAGGATTATTGATAAACCAAATGACTCGCTGCTTCTTCAAATATTTTTGAGAGGCATACAGTTCAGTAATCTCAACCGCTTTAATTTTGGAATCTTCCCAAACCTCTGGATCAAGTTTCGGTTGCTTCTTGATAGGCCAAGGCACATTAATTTGCTCATCGTCCACCATTGGTATTTTTTCCAACCGCTCTAACGCTTGCTTTCTAACGTTACGGTCAGCCTTAACAGCATCAACGGTTGCTGCCTTGCCTGATGCGTATGAATCTGCTTGTGTCACATCACCTTCGGCATTGACCGCATCCAAAGCATGAGCATCAAGTTCATTGCCGCTGCTGTCTGCCGCTGGCAGTTGATAACCGTCATCCAATACAGGCTCAATAACGCACAAACAATTTGGGTGACCAGGCGGTCCATCAAGATCACCAAAGCCATCATCAATGCCGACTGGACTCATCTCAGCGTATGAATTGCAGATTTGGCAATCACAATCGGCTGCCGTTACCCATGCGACTTGCGTTACGCCTGCACCTTGATAGGTGTCCAATGATGATGCCGTCATAGCAGCAGCAACTTCCGTTCGTGCAACCATGAAAGCCCAATTCATGTCACCGCCAAAATGCTTCTTTATGCTTTGAGCGATAGCCGCTGGCGGGTTGCCCTTCTTTACGCCGTGACCAAGGATGTTTCCAAGCCGCTGATATTGAGTGTCATTCATTCCCTTGATGCGCACGTAACGGTTGTCGAGCAGGTTCTTAAGACCTTGACCGTTCTTTGTTCCTATCAACTTTTTGGCAGCAGCGGAATCGCCTGGTTTCCAATTATCCCAATTAACCGCCGACGTTAGTGGGCTTGCTGCTTTTCTGCTCGCTTGTGGCAGATACGCCAATGCGGTTGCTTTACCAACCCATGCCGCTTCGTAATACAAATCTTCCAGCACGCCAGCAACATCATCACCAATAACGTTCGGTGCGTTCTGCTTTACCCATTCAGTTGGGTCGTCTGGCATTTGTGAAGCAAACCTGCTGGCAAGCGAATCAAAGTCAGCGGAGCCAACGGAATCTGCTAGGCGTTGAGCGTATATCGCTTGCAGTTCCGTCACCGCCTCGGCCCCTGGAAATGACAGGGGCAATGTCTCGCCCCCTGGCATCATCCGCCTTAATCAAATCAGCATCGTCAGCCTTCAACCGCTCATGCACTGATTCGGACCAAGACTTTCCAGCGTCACCACCCCACGCATCCCAAGCGACACGGCCAGGCGAGGGGAAACCATCTTCACCCGAATTGAATCCCTTTGCCTTTTTGTCAGGTTCATGGCGTGCAAAAAAACTCACCATGCGCCCAATGGTCTCCGCGCTAACGGATGCTCCGCGTGCTAGATCAGCGGCACGTTTACGACCAGTGTCAGTGAACCCGTCACCAGCATGACCGTCAGCAATCCATTCCAAGGCACGCTTTGCTGCTGCTCTAACGCCTGCTGGCGGCTTGAATGAATCGCTTTGTGTTGGCTTGTCTGCCTTGAAAACCAAAGCAAGTTCACGCGCTGCTTGCGGATCGTGCTTCGCTAATGCGTTCAATGATTTGCTTTTGTCGCTGTCAAGGAATTCAAAAACAAATTCGCGCTTCCGCTTGCCTTTGGTCCAATTGGCAAATGCGGCAAGTTCAATTGATTGCAGACTGATTGTTTTGTCTGGTTCGGTCATGTCGTCGGTGCCGTTTTCATCTTCACGCTCTGGCGAGGATGCAGGAGTCTCCGTTGTTGGGTCATCATGCGGCACCACAACACCTCCACCAGCCAACGCTTCTTCGGCATCAGCAAGCGGCACCCAAGTGTTAGGCACCATTGGGATGTCTGCCTCTGGGAATGAGAACAACGGCAATCCAAGTTCGGCTCGCGCTTCGTTGAACGTAATCATCCCTGACTCCATTTTCATTTGGAGTTGTTGCGCTTCTTGGACGTTGTTGTCGTCCGTTGATGGCGCAAGCAGGAACGTTAGATCACGCGGCATGTTAAGGAAGCGATACGACAATTGATTGAGCAGATCAGTCAACCAAAGCGTTAGAGGTTGAATGCCGATGATTTGAGCACTTTGTTGCTCACCCTTTTGAATTCCAGTGCCACCCAAACCGCCCTTGGGAGAGAAACCAATTTGCGTAGGCAGCACACCAAAATGGCCGCAGATTTGCTTCACCAAATACTCATCCATTTCTGGACGGAATTTGGAATCAAGTGAAGGAGGGAACACTGGCTCCATGTCCTCTGCCAACATGCGAGCACGCATACGTTGTTCGGTCTTGCCAGCAAGATCATCGTTCATCACGCGCTCATAGCCAGCGAGCAGTTGCGGGTTGCCGCCGTATGTCGAACCAGTCTTAATGAACACCGACGGAGTAACACCATCAGTGAATTCGGTACGCAGCCATTGGAGTCGCTTCATATACAGGTCAATCATTGGCAGCGCACGTTCAACTGCTGAATAACCGTACGGCGTGAATGGGCGGCGCGTGCGTGGTGCATAAATCAAATCGTCGGCGGTGAACTCTCCATCCGCGTCAGCACTGGCAGTGAACTCACCACGCGGAAATCCCCACAATATTTGCTGATAGGCAGGGTACGGCGGTACAGGTCTGCCGCCACGGTCGTCCAACAGCGGTTTGATTGTTGCGCCATCCAAGATTTCTAGCGAGTGAAGGTTATCTTCGGCAATGCTCATGTTTGGGTAAATGGTGAGCGCGTCAATGACAAGCATTTCTTCAACGGCCATTGCGACCCATTCAGGAAATGAAAGGCCGTTAATGCGGTCTGGCATGGCCCAGAAGTCTTTACAGCGAGTAATTTCTGGCATGAGTTGTTGGCGTGCTTGGCGGGCAGCGATCAACGTTGATTTGCCGCTTGTGTCTGCTTGAATACGTGCGGTGGCATCTGGGGAAAGGCTGATGTCCCAATCCATTCCAGCGAGGGAAGCCTTAACAACCTCAATGCATTTTCTTGTTATGTCGCTGCCGTCAGCAACGTCACGCAGCAAACGGAACGGCACCGTGCGTTGTTCGGTGATCTGCAAGTTCCATGCGACAGGAAATTCGTAACGCCTTGGTAGAGCGCGGCCATCTTCACGCGGTGCGTTAATCAGCGCTGGTACAAGTGGTCCGCCTGGAGCGAATGGGACAACACGATCCGCTGGGTTACGATCAAGCGGTTCTGCCGTTGTTCCGCTGTTTGGAACTTGAGCGGCAATCTGCTGTTCGGTTTGCGTAACCGTTCCTGCTGGCAGGTTCAATGCCTTAGCGAGTCGCGTCCTGATGCCCATTTATCCTACTTCCAAGAGTGCGCCGCATGATGCACAAGAACTTGCTCCCCGAACATTCGGGTAACCGCATCCGCATAATACCGCCAACGAGCGTAAGTATGCTTCTGCGCCTCCGTTGTTCATTAGATCCGTTAGACCGTGAACGAGTGCATCCAACCTGTCTGGCGACTTTGGATCGTCAGGCGTCCACGTTGTCATTTGATCTTCCAACGTTTGCAGATTGCCAACATGATGCACGCGGCCTTGCTCGTATTGAGAGGAGATCGGTTCAGCACGCAGTCGTTTACCTACCTTGGCGTGAACTTCCCTAATGGGTAACGCTTGCCTGATGGTGCGTAATGTGTTTGCCACCATGTCGCCGCCTTGGTTCGTTTCGACAATGATTGCATCGCATTGGTAATCGTCGTATGCCTGTATGACTGCTTTGGCCCAATCGTTTGGTGTGCCGCGCATTGACAGGTCTGCCTCCACGTAACCGTGACCGTTGCTGTCCCTGCTGCACACGATGATGCCTGTCTCATCCGAATCAGCGTTATTGGTGATGGCTGGGTCAACCGCTACCACGCGGCGAACAACGTCATGCGGTAATGAATCGACTCTGCTGCTCTCGATGACGGCGTATGACCACAAGGCACCGTCAACATCTTCTAGCAATTCGCCATGCAGTTCTTGCCTGCCCAGCCGTGTGCCTTCATAGCGTGCAACGAATTCAGCCAGTGCGCTTGGTGCCAGATTCGCTGCGTTATCAAATGTGGAG